TGAATAAACGCACGGTTCATCTCTAATAGATATTTGGCGTTAGGGTTGCGTGGACCACGCTCTACTTGTTCACAAGCATAACGGATAGTTTTCCAAGGCTTGTCAAAGCTCAGTCCATGTACAGGAGCAGGTAAGTCTGTACCGTTTGTGGCAACATAATAGGTATAGTCTTGTCCGCCTAATGTTACCCATTCTGGGATAAAGTCGTCGCTGACACGCAGAACCTGACCTTCTAAGCCGACTGGCAGTCTTGTTGGACCTGCGTCACCGTAGTATACCATGTCACCGCGTGTAGTTAGAACACTGGTTTCAGAACCTACAGCTAATACGTTCCAGTATGTGCCAGAAACGTCCTGATCAGGACGACTGCTAGGTGCACCGCCTCCTTCTGCACGAATAGTAGAACCGTCGTCTTGTTCTGCTTTGTGCTTTAAAATACAAATATAAGAATTTGCACCGTAAAGAACAGCATCGCCGACTTCATACTCTGTGCCTTCTGTCCAAGTATTTCTCCACTGGATACCTTTGTTCAGCACAGCCCAGTAAGTTGTATTATTTGGATGTGCGGTGAACTTTACAGTCATCGATCCAGATGCAGTTGTGGGCTGTAGTTCTGTTCCGCCCGGAGTGATTGCTATGGTAAATGTTGTACCATCTAAAATTTGTTTGATGTAATAATTGTCGCCAGATCCAACATCACCAATAGTAGTTCCGCTAAATCTTACTAACATTCCTACAGTTAAACCAGTAGTACTAGATACAGTAAACGCATTAGTTAATGTATTAGTTGCAGTAACAGTTAGAGTAGTCTGTGTAACGTTTTGTAATGCAACAAAAGATTGTCCGTTAACTGATACAACATCACCTACCTTATAGTTGGTGTCAAAACTCCAAGCACTAGCCCAGTTGAACCCTTCTGCAAATAAATCCCAGTTTGTAGAATCTAGATTAGGTACTGTGGCAGTAACATGATTTGTTTTGCTTATATATTGATTGCCGCCATAACGAACAATATCGCCTGGCTGATATGTTGTAGCAGAATTCCAATCATTTTCAAACTCTATGCCTTTGACAAATTGACTCCAATTTGATTCTTCAGCAGCGAAAGTTCCTGCAGATGTATGTTCTGTTGTACAAATATACAACCCTGCACCATATTTTACAACATCGTTAATCTTATATCTAACACTCGATGCACTCCATGCACCTTTATACTCAATTCCGGGATTAAATACATCCCATTTAGCTTGATCAGCTTCTAGGCCGCTGGCAGAAGTAGCGGCAGAAGTATGATAAGTGTTACATACGTATGTATACCCGCCGTATTTTACTAGGTCGTTTTTCTTGTAGCGAGTTGTCGTTGTCCAATCGCCCTTCCAATCAAATCCTTCGGCAAATAGTTCCCAATCGTCTGTATTATCTTCTAGGCCCAATGCTGTGGTAGCTGCTGATGTATGACTGTTAACAGCGATATATAGTAGACCACCGTATTTCACTACATCATTTTCAGAGTAAAAAGTGCTAGTAGCCCAATCTCCTCTCCACTCTTGACCGTCGGTCATTTGATTCCATTTAGTTGGAACAAAATCTTTGTCTGTATAAAAATTAGCTGCTGATGTATGACCAATTTGGCAAATATAAGTTCTGCCGCCGTACTTGATTACGTCGTCTTTGACGTAAGTTGTGGCTGCTGCCCAGTTGCCTTTCCATACAAATCTAATTCTACCTAGTTTAAATTCTGCCATTTTTTAAGCTCCGTACCTTATATTTACCAATTTTTTAAAAGTCAGAAATATCTGTAGCTAAGAACATAGCTTGTGCTAAGATACTTCCTCTAACACCAACACCACCGCCCGATTCGGGACCTGCACCTTCAAATTCGGCCCTGACCGGCACAACTACCTTTCCTCCTAGTGTGTTCTTCATTTCTGCAGGACCCACTTTTACTAAACCGGCGATAAAGCTAGCTGTAGCAATTTCTGAACCACCAACACTTAATCTATTAGCTAGATAAGATGCAATGGCTCTTTGTGTCGGAACGATATTATTAGAGTCTTCTGTGAATGTTGGGTCTGTTGAAAACTCACGAATAACAGCGCCTGTGCCTCCTACTCTAATACCGCCTAGTCTCAGCTCTGACAAACCGCTGAAATCAAAGAAATCGGCACTAATAGTAACAATACCTGTAGCCTGTTCAACAGCAAATAATTCGCCGCATCGGAAGTTACCGCTTTGGTCAGTACTTGTATAGAACACACGACCGCCGTCTTCTTCGTAGACTTCGTTTTCTGGGCCTGACACATACAATGTAGAATACAGCTCTGGATAGTTTGTTTCGGCAAAGTTTCCAGTACCTATGTCTAAGAAATCATGGCCGGTGATACGACACTGACTATATTGAGATCTTAATATACCTATAGTACCGTGTTCTAATTGATCTCTAACTTTAATATCTGGACTCAACCTTACTAAAGCACTTAACCCGCCCAATTCACCATTGAGCTGTCCTAATTCAGTGAGAGCAACAACCGTATATAATGTATCGTTATTGTCGAATATAATTTGAGCACCTGGGCCGGGATATGTCTCAAACCCGTTAATAGTAACAAATTTTCCTGCCGGAATCTTATCTGCAAAACCGTTTCCGGTAATAGATACCCTAGTCGAAACTGTTCTATAACCAGTTCCTCTATCAATCCACGATGGTTGAGATAATACTCCGTCTGCTACTCTTATTTCTACAGTGGCGTTTGTGCCAACGTTCGGATCGATAATTTGTAGAGAAGGATTATCATAATAGCCCGAACCTGGATCCCATAATTTTACTTGTCCTATAACACCACCGCCGACTGTAACACGACCTAGTGCTCTAGCTCCAACTCTGACTCTATTGAAAACGTTTTGTTTTCCAGCGATTACCCAACAAGGAGAACTTATTCCTACAGAAGAATCATCTGCAGAAATATACGGATTGCCTTGTGCTAAGGCATTCCATTCCTGTGTTGAGGCCACAGTCCTTCCGGTCCAATGGATGCCATCCGGAGAAGTAGCTACCCAGTTTGTTCTCACTAGCGAGGGATCTCCGCCGATGTTTCGACCAGCGGTGTCACCTACAGCAAAGAATATACCATTGCCATATTTAATTTTAACCCAGTTATGAGCAGTCGAGCCGTCTTGTGTTGGCATTTCGGCTGGCAACCAAACTTCTCCATCAAAACTATATCCTATATCGCCTTGGCTAGAAATAGCAACAAACCTGTTGTTACCGTAAGCAACACTAATCCAATCTCTCTGTGCAGAATCGGAAATTACATCCATAATTACTGCGTCCCAGGTAATACCATCGTCTGAATATGCTGCGATATTTCCTGTATTTGCAATGGCAACGAATCTTCCTTTACCATAACAAACCGCTACCCAACTATTAGAACTACTATCTCCGAATGTAGGCATGTTACCCAATGTCCAAGTAGTACCATTTGTCGATCTAGCAAAGTTATTATTATTGCCCGATACTGCTATGAACTTTCCTTCTCCGTAACAGACATCGTTCCATTGCCTGCTGGCTATGGTTCTAGCTGTCCATGTAATACCGTCCGAGCTAGATGCTGCTGTACCGCTATCATATTGAATTGCTACGAATCTAACATTACCGGTTAGGTCACTATCGCCATCTTCTGTTACAGCGGCTAAGCACTTCCAATCTCCTGCACTAGGCATATTAAATGTCGATGTCCAAGTTGTTCCATTGGAACTATATGTTCCGACAGAACCACCTGCTGTTAATGCTACAAACACTCCTGTCGAAGCTGTTCCTTCGTAAACAAATGATAGGATAGAGTTTGTTGAATCATTTGAAACACTGGTAATCGTGATTGTAATATCATTTAACGGAGATGTTCCTCCAACATTAGTACCGCTGATTGTAAGCTCTTGGTGATTAGTGTAACCAGAACCTCCGTTTGTTAATGTAACAACATATTCTCTTCCGACCTTTTCTACTCTCCAAAGAGCACCTAATGCGATTGTTTCTGCATCAGTGTCTTCTGGATAATCTTGTCTGAGGTTTGTAAACAACTGATATGTCTCGCCCCAAATCATTGATCTCCAGGTAGTAGAGGCAGGTACTGTGACCTGGGTTGCCTGATAATCAGGCTCTGAAAATACTGGTCTAGGTTCTATTCTATAGAATGTTGTGGTATCAAACGGAATCTTGTTCGGAGTTCCTGGAAAGATATGGTCCCAACCGGGTTGGCCGTTAGTTTCTTTAGAAACCAACACTACTTTAGTTTCATCGTCATAGGCTGTGATGTATCCGTACTGGCCTGTGCCAGTACCACCTGTAATAACGATTCTTTTTCCTAGATAGTCTGCTTCGGTATTGGGATCGTTTGATGCTAGTGTGATAGAATAAGCATCGCCGCCTGGAGTTAAATGAGGCTGAGCATTGTTCTGAGCTACAGAGTAACCAGAGCCTCCAATCAACTGTCCAATAGCCTCTGGATCTGCGATATCCAATAGCCTTGCTTCAAAAATTGCGTTATCTCTGAAATCGTCATATACGACACTTGCACCTACTCCAGAGCCAATAATTGTTGCAGATGCTTGTGTGTAATTTTGTCCTGCATTGCTGTATTCAAACGCATAAATTTCGTCATTAAACTCTCCAGCAAACGTAGAAGCAACAGTCGCTTCGTTGTTTCTGTTATTGACCGATATATCTAGCGGAACTTCTGTAGGATCAACGCCGTCGGAAATAGCACCATATCGGCCATAGGAGTTGTTACCGTTAGTAGCACGAATAATTCCGCCTCTTTCTGCTAGATAACCAATAGAATTATAATACGTGAATACCGAAACAAGTTCTGCACGACCGTTGTTCAATACCCATGCGCCAATGCCGTCATCGACAACTTGTGTAAAGTCGTTGGAAACCATAGACTTATTGCCACCGTTGTGTAGCGCTCCATCAATCTTTTGACCAATGCAGTTTTCGCCTATATTGGTTACGTTTTGAATATAAGGAGATCTAGTAGAAATCCAACATTCCTCGTGATCGGGACCCCATCCTGGATCTAGAGAGCAGAAAGATCCGCCCGTAGGTCTACGATAAAGATCAAACACACCCGGAGGATTCAACGTTCCGGTGAGTCCTTTTAACGTACAATTTCTAAGACCAGTCGCATCTCTAAGATAAAACATATCTTCTGTTTCAGATCCTAAAACAGCGTTCTTGTAATATCTTGCTCCTAGTAAAGTTCTATAGTTTCCAGTATATTGAATATCGTGGACCCATGCATGCAACCATGCACGGATGTCTCTCTGGCATGCATCAATATCGAAATTATATGCCGGAAATTGTTGTCTAGCCCAATATGCAGCTTCTGCTGCGATAAAATCTTTATTGGCCAATAATACTGCGACAGTATCTAGAATTTCTTCGTCAGTTACCGGATCGTTAATTCCCGTCACTGTAGGTAAATCTTCGCCGTCACCGAGATAATATTGTAGATAAACAATAATTTGGTTAATCAATGTTTCAACTAGTCCGGAAGTTTCGGCTGTTCCAAACACATCAACTAGTCCTAAAACTTCTTGATTTTCAATTGTTCCTGTTTCTGGGTTGGTTACTGGAATTGTAACTAGTTTTTCTCTCTGTGCCTGAACAAAATCAAACGGATTTGTTGGTGTTTTAGTAAAACTACTTCCAGTAATAACAAAAGGAAGGATAGTTAATACTCTTCCTAATGCCGAAATTGTATATGTATAATCAGTGGACAGTGCAGGGTTGGCTAATTTTGGTTTAATTGTTGTAGTTCTTAGTTCTGCGCCTACGACTGCGGTTCTTGCAGGAATAATAATAGGTAAAACTTCTTCGTATACACCTGCTGCGATACTAACTTTTGTAGTTCCTGTCCAACCATCGTTGGCTTTCTCACAGGCATATCTTACTGTTCTCCAAGGTAGATATTCGCTGATGCCTCTCAACGGATCGATATCTGTATCTACGCCGTCGGTTGAAACATAAAACGTTCTCGACGATAATCCAAAATTGTCATAAAAAATAGAATCGTCTGAATTAATAGTTAATAGTTTTCCGGGATTATCACCGATCCTTACACCTGTCGGAGCAAATGTACTTCCGTCCCCAGCTAGGCCTCTTGACAAATCATAGGTTAGGAGATCTCCTCGAGCTCTCATACCCTGTTTATTTGCAGCCTCGATTGTTAGATCCCAATAGTTGAATCCGCTGCCGTTGTCTCCGGGGTAATTTTGATCTGATGAGGTATGCCCGTAATTACATTCATAGACATCCCCCTCGAACATAACTAAATCGCCTGGGAAATAGATTACATCTTCTGACCAGTCTTTCTGCCATGCTTGTCCTGGAATTACTAACTCCCAGTTTGTATCGTCCAAATAATCTAATGTACTGTTACCCTCATCTGCAGGGGGGCTATCGTTTAATGCTCTATAAACATTACCGCCTTTTCTAACTAGATCTCCTGTTAAATATCTGTCAGAAGAAGTCCATGATCCTCTATATCTAACGGCCTTAGACAATATTGTCCAGTAATCTTCTATTGCCTCTGAACTAATTATCGATTCAGTTGGTAAATGATTAATACCGGCTCTTGTAGCATACCAAACCCATCCGCCGTGTCTAACAATACTACCAACACCATAATTTATTGTAGCAGTCCACTCTTGATCAAACTCTTGACCATAAAATTCAACCTGCCACTGAGCTGTGTTTAAATCAAATCTTGCTTCGTCTGATGTATGATCTTCGATACAGCGATGAACTGTTCCGTTATAAAGAACAAGTTCATTGATTCTATAAATTGTTTCTGGGGTCCAGTCACCTCGAAAAATAATTCCGTCAAAGTAAGTTTCCCAATTAGAATCAATTTGGTCAATGCTACCAGCGCCTTCTGCATCAGAACCAGATGTATGTTCGTTAATACATTTGATAACATAACCGCCATAACGTACTAGGTCTCCGGGGCCGTAGTATGTGTTAGGAGTCCATGCACCTTTGTAAGAAACTAGAACAGCATAAACATTCCATTTAGCTGAATTAGCAGCAAATGTTGATGATGCTAAATGTCCCGTATTACAAATATAAAGATAGCCGCCGAACTGAACTACATCTCCGTTATTGTATTGTGTTCCAGAGGTCCAGTCGCCTTGCCAGGAGAAATTTCCCTGGGTCATTACGACCCATTTAGGACTAGGAGCAGTATCTCCAGGAGCAATATAATTTAAATCGACATAGAAATCTTCGTCGGCTGTGTGCGTAACTACACAGACATAGCTGTTAGCACCGACAGATACTACATCGTCTCTTTTGTAATCTGTTTCTGCTACCCACGGACCTTTCCATGTGTATCTAAATTGACCAATTTTAAACTCTGCCATAATTTATTCTCTTATGATGAAATACCTTCGGGATATTCATATCCGCTAAACAATCTCTGCACGAAGTTACCTTCGGCATCTACGTAATAGAAAGCTGCTCGGCCATCCCATTTATATTGAGGATATTTTAGATTAGGGTAGATTTTATCATGGTTTGAATCTATACCATCGAAAAAATCAATTCCTGCTTCGAAATCTTCAAAATTATTTTCTGGTCGGCCTGCTATATTAATATCGTAACTGTCTTTATCAGTAAGTTGATCGCTTCTTACTAAAAACAATTCTCCATCGTCACTTCTACGTAACGCATAGAAAAACTGCGGACTATTACCTAATACATCGTCTGGTGTTCTTCCAAAGTAAAATGCCATTATCCGCTCCTTATGATATCTCTACGTAACTAACTACAACGTCAATACTGTTTTCCACATTGCTGCTCATCCTTAAACCAGAAGTTTCTGGCAGGATTAATTTTTCTCCGTCTGTTACAACTTTAACTGATGTATTAGGCGGGATTATTACATTTTTTAGATATAGTGCCGGAGCACTATCTTCGTTGACTACAAATACGTCTACCGAAACCGTTTCGTATAGAGTAGTATTTGCTAAATTGCAACCAACTACAGTAGCTCGTATTCCTTCGGCGATCTGTAAGACATCTACCGGAGTAGTTCCTATTGATGTTGCTGTTGTCATTTTAAACTGGGTAGGCATGGCTTCTCTCTTATCCTAACATTAATGAATATATAGTCGAAATTTCGTTGGCATCGTTTTCCGAAACCGCACCAGACGAACCTGCAGGGCTAGCCCAGGCAGTTCCTGTCCAAATTTCTAACGCTTTCGATGCTGTATTATATCTAGTCATTCCAACTTCTGCATATGCAGTGGGCCTCTGTGCATCGTTTCCGACCGGGGGAACAAATCCGTTTGTTCCGTCAATCTTAAAATAACCTGTTCCGGTATGTACTATTTGAGTAACTGCATTAACAACTACGTTGGTGATAATATTGCCGTTAAATTTTAGATTTCCTAAACGCACACCGCCGCTGGAATTTCCCTCAAGATACATATCTTGCCCAGCGGTTGTTGTAATAACATTGTCTCTAAAAATCAAATTGCCAATATCTAATGCAGGAATGTTTATTTGTGTAGTGTAAAAATTATTAACATAGATATCATTCCAACGAAGATTAGGCGATCCTAAATCATATGCGTTATCAGTCTCCGGAATTAAATCACTCTGAATGCTAGCGTTGATCTGAACAGTATCTGTAGACTCATCACCAATAGTAATATTTCCGCCAATGGTAATGCTACCGGTTGCTGTAACATTGCCGGTAACATTTAAATCGCCGGTAATATTAGTGGTAGCTTGTAATTCAATAGTGCCGGTGCCGTTAGGACGGATTTCTATAGGACTATTTGAATTAACAGTCGAAATAGTGTTACCTTGAATTTCAAAATCGTCTACCGCTAATCTAGAATGGTAGACTGTGGGCTCGTCACCAGATGCTGTAAAGTCTAGAACATTGGTGCTACTAGTTATTGAATTTCCGGTAAATGTAAGATTAGCGATCGATGCTGTATCGTCTACTCTTATTGTTGTTGTTTTTGTTGTGCCGTTAACATCTAGGTCGGTAGTAGGTCCGCGCTTGTTCACGCCGATTCGAGCGTTTGTAACGTCTAGGTATAAAAGGTCAGTCTCAAAGGCTAAATCTACGCCGTCACGGACGAGATTCGACTTTAAGAGCGGACCCGAAATGCGACCAATCGAGTTTGCCATTCGCTCTCCTATCTACCCCGTGTTTCACGGTTAACCACCTTACATTGCGGGTTTACCACAGTTTGACCATACAAGGAAAGGTCGTTCCTTGTAATCATTAGTATTTATGCAGATTGAAAATTAACCGAAGGTTAGAGCCCTAGCAATAGCTAAATCGATCATAAGCTCATTAGTAACTACAGCGCCTGGGCCAGTAGCAACTATATAATTATCTCCGTCAAAGCATTCCATTATCTCTAGATCAGTATTCCATCTAGTTTCTCCAACGGTTATATATTGTCTTTCGGCAGTAGCACCGGCAGGAATTACAAATGCAGTATCAGAAGAAAATTTTAAATATCCTGTTCCTGTATGTTGCAACGTAATAGGTGTATTATCCTGAGATTGTCCATTTCCATATTCAGCAAATAAAGCAGGATTATCAAAAATATAAGATTTAATTGTTTTATGATACCAACGCTGTTCGTTATTAGTAGATGCGCCTGTGCCTAACCCAATGTCTAATATTTTTTGAACATCGTCAGAATTCACCTGTCCTGGATTATCTAGATCATTACGAATATCGCCCAACGGTGCTGTTCTAGGTATTTCTGCTACAGAGCCAGGCCCAGTGACTATTTGTTCTGTTCCGGTTACAAAAGTATTGATCCATAAATTAGTTTCTGTGGGATTTCCTGCTATAGCATTTGATATACCTGTACTTATGGCTGTTGGATTTAATGCTGCCGTTTGAACTAGGTTTGTTAGAATATTGCCCTCAATTTTAATCTGTTCTACAAAAATAACTCCGGTATCGGGAGAAATAAACAAATCTTCGTTAGAAAGGACTGTAGTAATCTGATTGCTGGCGCCGCCAATATATGTTTGTTCACTAATTAATGCACTGTCTGGAATAATATTTGTTATATGAGTCCAATCTGGAATATGTGCTTCTGCCCATCTTTTAGAAGATGATCCTAGATTATAAGTCAGTGTAGTCCCTGGATTAATGTCTTGAGTTAAATCTGTATCAACAACAACAATATCTCCGGGCTCGTTTCCGATTATAATATTGCTAGTAGTTCTTAAATTACCGTCTAATTCAATATCCCCCGAAACAGACAAATTTCCAGTTATGTTTGTATTGGTTTGTAATTCAACAGTTCCAGAACCACTAGGATTAAATTGTATACTTTGATTTAAATTTCCATAGGTTTGAATGGTGTTGCCGTCAAATAAAATATAATCAGTTGCTAGTTTATCAAATATTGCTACACCGTCTGGGCCGTTTGTAAAAATTTCAATGTTTCCAACAGTAGTGCCTATTCTATTATTATTGATATAAAAATTATTAATATACGCATCAGATGTGGATATTAATCGTGTAGTTAATACATCATTATTGATTTCTAAATCATATCCCGGAGTGTCAATATTGATACCGATGCCGGTCCCGGATAGTGCTGCTGGCAATGTAGAGTCGTAGTTAGGGTCGCCTTCTTCTCCGTCAATTGGACTGTTGCCTTTGATTATAGGAGATACTTTAAGATATAACAGATCTGTTTCAAAGGCAAGATCTACGCCGTGTCTAACGAGGTTTTCTGATAATAGCTTTCCGCTAATTCTTCCTAGCTGTGGAACTCGCGGTTCACCGCCAAAGCCGCTAACGTCGCCTACGCTTTCTGAACCAATTATATCTGACATATTTCGCTCCTTAACCTCTTCTTCTGATCTTTGTTCTAGGATACACTGCCCCAGAAGTTGGGCGTTTTTTAAACACTGCTCTAGGAGAGCTTTGTCCGCTGACAGGTCTTTCTAGCTTGTAGAATAAGTATCGATTATTTCCGTTATCTCCAAACCAAAATGCATCACCGTAGTCGGTTCCTGTGCTGCCGATTTCATTTTTCTTTGAATACTCTATGAGATAATCTAACGCTTCTGTCGATGATAAATTTGGATTTTGTTCAGCATAGCATGCCAGTACTCCACAAACCTGCGGGCTTGCCATGCTAGTCCCAGATATGCTGCCTATCTTGTAGGCAGAGTTTCTAGGATCGTCAGCTAATGTAATACTAAACTCGCTAGCTGCCGACGAGTCGTAAACTGCGGAAACAATATGTGAGCCTGGAGCCCATATGTCTACACGATTACCAAAGTTACTGCTGTTGCGCTTATATTCTTGAGGAGCTTCTCCAACGTTGCCTACCACAATGACACCTTCCGGCACGGCTGGGCTAGATCCTTGGCTGTGTACATAGTCAGTACTGCCTATTCGAATACTATTGTTGTAGTCTTGATCGCCAGGATATGCAGAATTCCAATAACTGTTTCCTGCCGCAGCTACAACGATAACCCCGTCATCGATAGCATCTAAAATATCTGCGTTTAGTGCAGGGTAGCTATAAGGCATTCTAAACAAATATGTAGCTAACGGCACCGGGACTCCATTTGTTTCTAGAGATGTTCTTTTAGCAGCATCAGTCTGTCCGGTAAGATCTGTGTAAACACCTCGATAAGTATGCCCTACTATATTACCTAAGAAAATAGCATTATAACTATAACCCCAACTGTGATTAGTAATAGTGGGATTTCTACGTCCTGTTGCAGGATTAACGGGTTTGTTTAAATGGAAAGCTCTAAGATAATCAAACAGATAGAGTTCCCAGTTTCCCGGTGTAAATGTTCCGGCATAGTTAAATTCCATATTATAGATGTTAGCGTCTCTGGCCCATCCTTGTGTATTTCCTACCGCAGTACCAGCAACATGTGTACCGTGATTGCTAGAGATATCAGCATAACTGTATGTGCTAGATCCTGGACTGACTCCCACAACACTGTTTAATTCAAACCAGTTATACTGATTTACTCTAGATCCTCCCGTACCGTCTGCATTAACAGCAAATTCTGGATGATTAGGATTTATATGAGCATCAACTATGACTACATCAACATTTTTACCAGAGCTAGTAGTTGTTGCTGTACCGTTGTATTGCGTAAAAGAACCTCCTACTCCCCAGTTAGCTACTGTTGCTCCTTGTGTTACTCGATACAATCCCCAGTTTTTATCAGTAGAAGTTATAGTTGTGCTTTTTTCAAAATCGCTGGTCTGTGTCCAATGTCTAACAACTTCTATGCCCAGTGCCTTTGGAGGTTGCTCTACAGCCAGCACTCTAGGATCGTTCCTTATTTGTGCGGCTTCTTCTTCGGTAAGCATGTAATGTGTGTTTCTACTGATGCTTCGTCGTTGGATAACATCTACGGCTCGATCAGGAATATAAAGATTGCCACCGGGTGTTTCCATATCGTCATAGAACTCGTCAAGATCTTCTCGACGGTGCAGAGTTACGATGTACTCTTTGAGCTCTGGCTCAGGCCCAGGAAGCGGAGGAGCTGCCATCATTTCTTCTGCTGCTTGCATTATGACTCCATCTGGATTATAGTAAGGGTAACCGTTATCGCTGCACCACTACCGCTCTTATTAGTAACTCTTACGGGAATATCAGTAGTCGGTGTTCCTTCATTATTGAAACCAAACACCGCTGGGCTCATTATAACTGTTTCAGCGCCTGTGGTAATAACTTCTGCTATAACACCGGATCCTGGTGTTGGATCTGTTAGTTCAGATCTTGATGCATCTGCTGTTCTAGATGCATCGTCGGTATAGACTCTTACCCAAGCTGCCTGTGATGTTGTTATTTTTAACAACAGATAACCTTTGTATCCTGTGATAGTAAGATTTGCACTATCACCGTCAGCTAATGTTGGGGTTGCTGCTAAACTGGTGGTTCTAGATCCTAATGCACCGGTAGAAGAAATTGTAATAGTGTTAGCATCAGTTCTGGCTACCGATACTCCGGAACCTGCTGCGATAGCAACATCGTCTGTGCCTGCATCGGAACCTGTTAGTCTTAGTACTGTGTTTGCACCAGATGTTTCTGCCGATATACCGTAGGTAGTGTTTGTATCGGTTGAACTGATAGTGATTGTATTAACATCAGTTTGTACTACAGTAACATTTGTGCCAGAAGCAAATTTTACATCATCGTTAACAGCGTTTGACCCTGCTAGTCTAAGATTTGCACCGCCTGTAGTGCTGGCAGCAGATTGGCTATATGTTACCGGAGTTTGGAATGTAAATGTTCCGCTTCCGTTTGTAGTTAACACTTGTCCAGACGTACCGTCTGATATTCCTAGATCTAATAGGCTCACAGGGATACTCGGTTTGTTTAATAAATCTAAATAGCTTCCAGAAAATGTTGATGTAACAGTTATAGCACCTTCTGCGTTTGATGCTGTTGATATTCCGTCACCGCCAATAATCTTTAGTGTTTCGCCGGCATTAATAACGACCATAGTCGAATCGTCTGCTGCTACAGTAAAATCAAAACTGCTGCTACTGCCACCACCGCCACCGCCGCCTTCTACAACTCCCCAACTTAAATTGGTGCCGTCTGTAGTAAGATATTTTCCTTCATTTCCAGTTTGGCTTGGTAACACATCGCCTACATCGGCGCCTGTAATTGTTATTGTATCGTTTGCAGCATCGGTAGTGATTGTTATATTATCGCCAGCAACTAATGTAAGTGTATCTGCTGAATTATCGGCAACAACTGTAGATTGTCCAGAAACTGCAATATTCTTAAAAGAATCCGATGCAGTAGCAGTTGATGTAATTGTTAAGGTATCTGTAACCGCATCTGTAGTGATAGCAATACCTGTGCCAGCAGCAATTGTTAATATATCTGTAGGACTGTCGGCTGATATTGTTGTTTGTCCAGAAACTGCAATATTTAAAAACGAATTTGGAATACTACCAGCTAAAGTTGTTAAAATAGTTGACGGTACAGTAACATACAGAGTCTTTCCTCCATCTGGAAAATCTACAACACTTCCGGAATTAGAAGAAGCAATAATAACATCTCTGCTTAGAGTTTGGCCCGATGCTGTATAAGTTCCTTGACCTACTTCCCAATTTCCAGCAACATCAAATATGCCGTAGTAAGTTTCGTTGCCATCACCGACAGCTTCGAATCCTTGGAATCCAGGAAAGGTACTTTCTACTGTAAAAGGTCCTGTGCCTGTGGTTCTAGCACGTACTTTAACTCTATCAGCGACAACAATGGCCATTACATATCTCCAAAACGATATGTATATTTACCGCATTATTGGATTATATTACGTAGCGTATCCGAAGAATATCGTAATGTATTTGTCGTACGGTACAGAACTGGTGAATTCGATCCACGTTTCACCTGTGCCTTGATAGTTATACAGAAGATTAAAGTTAGTATCTGAAATCTGCATAACGTTTTCTACTAAAACAATAATAGAATTTTCAGAAGGAGGTGTTGATAATAAGGGTCCAAACACAATAGTCGATCCGTCTCCAGGCCCTAATGTTTGTTTTGTAATACTAGACACACCAGGAGCAGCGATAACTTGCCATACCCCAGAAATATAACCTTCCACGCTCTGTGTATCTGTATTATATCTGATAAAACCATTCGGACCATTTGGTGTTCTTACATTAACTAGGTCAGGTCTTTCGGCTGTAGAGCCTTTAGGTAGTCGTAGACCGCCTGTTAAATCCATTACTGCTCTACCAAAGTGATTAGTAAAGAATGTGTTGTCTGTGATAGACCAACGGCTGATATTTTTTTGCTTTAGAAATTTCATACTGGTAACGAACTCACTGTCGCTATAATTAAAATTTTTCTAGCTGTACCGGTTCCGGTGCCTACGCCAGTTGCTGTAAATATTGTTCCGGGTGTGCTATCTGCAGCGCCGATAGTTGTAAAATCTGTAGTACCAGCCGTTACAATGATATAGGTACTACCACTGTTAAATGCTCCAGCGGTATCAGTATCTCCAGCTGTAGATCCAATCCAAATTGAATCGTTACTATCTAAAATAATTCTTTCATCTGAAAAGAAAACTGTCTCGCCTGCAGGAACTATTAGATTACTTACAATTAAATTTCTTCTAGATGCGGTAGATCCGTTTTTTACAAAATGTATATTAACAGTAGCAGAATTTACAGTTTCGTCTGTTAAATCAGGCTCTTCGATGTTGCAAAGAGCTACAGTTGTAATCGCAGTCTGTTGACCTGTTCCACCAAACAATCCTGTGTCAGTAGCAGTAAACGCTCTATCAGGAACTGTTATATCGCCGGTTGTTATTGTTGTGCTAGTAATCATATCCGTCTCTTAAAATATCATGCTAAAAAGCAATGCTTTGTTTTTATTAATTAGCTCGCCGCTCCTACTGCTGTTTACAAAATAAACTCCTGTAGCAGCGATGCCTGGATCCGATCCGTACAATAATATCGAATCGGATACCGAAGCTGGGACTATGCCAATTTTGTCTAATTGCATAGCATAATTTGTTTGCAGTTTACCGGTACCGTTTGTTCTTATAAAAATATTACTGTTGGTATCATCATTAGTAATTTCTGTACCGTTAAATTCTAGTCCCTGTATAACAGCTCTATTGTCATAGAAGACACTGTTAATTGTTCCGTCAACTACTACGCTGATTAAACTTACAGGTGGTTGACTAGTATACGGGCCGATTGCCGGAGGAAAGTTTTGTAAAGGATCCAAAGGATCATTTGCATCAAACACTACTACTCGCGTGTCATCCTGAACAATCTGATATGTAGGATTATTTCTAATAGCATCGTCTACATATTTTTTATTTGGAATAACCGAGTTATCTGCTCTATCTCTAACTTGTTGAGCATAATCGTTAGCATTGCCGATTTTGATTACGCCTGTTCTAGATGTGTCTCCGATAAGAGTTAAGTCACCGTTGTCAACATCTGGATCTACTACTATTCTTCGAAGTTTTAAATTACTATCTGAAAAACTAATTGTACCTGTTACGTTACCGTGTGCAATTTCCCAAGTATTAGTATCTTCATTGTAAATTAATAACGCATTACCTTGTATATCAGTAGGCGTAGATGCAGTATCACCTCTGTCTACTTCTATACCGGAATATGTTAACGTAACTCCAGGACCTAGTTCACCGTAATTTAAAACAATTATGTTATCTCTAACATTAAGATTTTCAGCAGACACAGTAAGTGTTTCACCAACAACAACTAGGTTGCCGGTGACTCTTACATCACCAACGCCCGGTCCGGTGTCCAGAGTAATCTGTCCACCTTCTTTGGTTTTTATATTATAATCGCCGTTGACTTGCAGATACTGTGCCATGCTTAGATCCTAAATTACATTCTTGTTAGAATTAATTGAGTTGTTGTAGAATCGTCTTCAACGGACCACTTGTAACGAACACTGTTGAAATCGGTAGCTACTTTATTAGTTAGACTGCGAATAGTAACTGTAGCACCTTCGCCATTAACATAACCAACAATAACCATCTCGCCTGCTGTTAATCCAAAAGCGGTCGAATCTTCACCTGCACCTGCTTTGTCGACTAAACGACAAAGTGCTTGATTACCACTTGTTGCGCTTTGTACTAAAAACTTTCTTGCAGATTTTTGTTTTACAATAAAAATTTCAGCTGCTGGGGCAGAAAAAGTTGCCACACCATCGATAAATGCACCTTCTACTGGAATATTATTATTGCCTGTGCCTGTTAATGCACCAAAGTATCTTTTATTAATTGGACGTCCCATTTGTTTGTCTCCTTGACGTTCTAGGTCTACGCGGCGGGTACCGCATAAGTCCGGACCACCCGGCTCTCATATAGACTTTGTATTTATCCTTGAGATAGTAATGCCATGAGCTCAATCTTTCCCACTGTAGATAGCAGTTGGTTAATTGAATCTATTTCTTTCTGTGCTTTTTCAAGATATGATTTACTATGTGATTGACGATAGTATACCATAGCAATACTGTATTGTTTAATATGCTCTTCGACAATATGCTCAATCTTAACGATGTCATGAACAAACATAGGAAATCGTTTTCGATAACGTTCTATATGCTGTCTTAGAGCTGTGAAATCTTCTTCTGATTTAACTTCCATCTCGATATTTAAGCCAAACAAAAAGGACCCGAAGGTCCTTTTTGAAATTGCAAACTAATTTTACTGATTAAGCAAAACGTAGGTTTGCGCTTGTTACAGCAACCTTACCTAGGTAGTCAGCTGCGTTACCTAGAGAAGAAGCAGTGTTTGTTAGCTCGACATAGCCGTAGCGTGTCATAAAGCTAACTACTGGTTCAAAGGTTGTTGGATCTAAAACAACACCGCTGCTCATCAATGGAATGTATGGGCAGTAGAATGCTGCTGCGTCAGATTCGCTAGAACCTTTGTAACCGATAACAACGTCATCGCTTGTAGCGTAACCGTTAACATAAACACGCATTGCGCTGTTCAATGTTCCAACGAACTTGGTGTTTGTTGGAGCTTCGAAAGTACCTTCTGTAGTGCGAGCAAAAGCAGAAGTTGTAGCAGATTGCAATAGTGTTAGAACTGTTGGAGAAACAACAGCCCAGTTACCAGCGCCACGACGTGTACGCTGAGCGATTAAGTTGCTAACTCTGTTAATCATAACAGCTAGAGCAGCATGCTCGTCACCAACGAATGTAGCAGTACCAGAAACGGCAGCTTGATCGTATGTTAGAGCGGCTGTACCTGCTAGTGTCGATAGAGAGTTTAGAACTTCTTGATCAATTTCAGCAGTAATTTCTTGTGCTAGAGCAGCCATG